ATCCTGACTTTTCTGACGCATTAAAAAGAGGTCGTGCTTCTGGTATTGTCAATGTAACAAATGCTTTATATGAAAAGGCAACTGTCGATAAAGATAATACTGCTATGATCTTTTGGTTAAAGAATAGAGCAGGATGGGTTGATAAACAGGAAACAAATACTACTATAGAACAAAGACATATTATAGATTTATCTAGGATTGATAATGAACAACTTGCCCAACTTGAACGAGTTCTTGAGCAATCTGTCACTGGAACAAGTAAGAGCAGAGAAATACCGAAGGTCATTGAAGGAGTTCACGAAGGCTAGTTGGAGTTCCATAGAGCCTGGAGTTGAGTTTCAAAACAATTGGCACATTGATGCCATTAGTGAACATCTACAAGCTGTCGTTGATGGTGATATTAAAAGATTAATTATTAATGTACCACCAAGACATATGAAATCTATTTCAGTTGCAGTTGTATTACCTGCTTGGACTTGGACTAGACAGCCTGAGAAAAAATTCTTATATGCTTCTTATGCCAGTTCATTGTCAATAAGAGATAGTGTTAAGTGTCGTAGATTATTAGATAGTCGATGGTATAAATCTCATTTTGGTGATTCGTTTCAGTTAACTTCAGATCAAAATCAAAAGCAAAGATTTGAAAATGATAAGACTGGAGCTAGGATTGCAACGTCAGTTGATGGTGCATTGACTGGTGAAGGTGGTGATATTATAGTAGTTGACGATCCACATAATGTCAGAGAAAGCGAATCAGCTACAGTTCGTGAAAGTGTCCTTGACTGGTGGGATCAAGCGATGCAAACAAGACTGAATGATCCAAAGACTGGTGCATTCATAATTATTATGCAAAGAGTACATGAAAAAGATTTAACAGGACATATATTAGCGAATCAATACGATGAATGGGATCATTTATGCTTACCTGCTCGATATGAAATCGGACATCCGACACCGACAAGATCATCACTTGGCTTCTCCGATCCAAGAACAAAAGAGGGAGATTTGTTGTGGGAAAAGAGGATTGATGAAAAAACTCTTGTTAATATTGAAAAGAGTCTTGGGAGTTACGCATCAGCAGGTCAGTTGCAACAAAGACCGATGCCCAAAGGTGGTGGCATTTTAAAAGCAGAATGGTGGATGCCATACGAAAGTCCAGACTTACCTGACATAGAATATGTATTACAATCTTATGATACTGCTTATAGCACCAAAGAAAAAACATCCTATTCTGCCAGAACTACTTGGGGGGTATTTAGAAAAAATGGTCAGATAAATGCTTTAGTGTTGGAAATGTGGTATGATAGAGTACCTTATCCAGAACTTAGAAAACTTGCACAAGAAGCTTATGAGGATTATGAACCTGATGCTGTATTGATAGAAAAGAAGGCATCTGGTCAAAGTTTATTACAAGATTTACGTATGGCAGGTGTACCAGTTATTGAATATTTACCTGATAGAGATAAGGAAGCTAGAGCACATGCATCGTCTGCTTTATTAGAAGATGGAAGAATTTGGTATCCTTCCAACAAAAAATGGTGTAAGGATTTAATTGATATATGTGCATCTTTTCCTGCTACTGATAACGATGATATTGTTGACACTTGTACACAAGCTTGGTTAAGATTACGCAAAGGTTGGTTTGTTAGTCATTCACAAGATGACATTGAGGATGATATTGAGGAAAATAAAAGGATAACATTATATGGTTGAAATCCCTTTCGCAGAAGGTGCTCCACCAGATGATTTGCAAGTCGAATCAGTTGGTGATGATGTTTTAATTGGTGATCCAGATTTAGATGCAGAGGTTGAAAAGGAAGATAGTTCTTTTGATGAAAACCTTGCAGAAGGAATGACTGATACAGAATTATTAAGAAAAGCATCAGAATTAATTAAATATTATGAAACTGACAGAGAAGCTAGATCCGAATGGGAAGAACGATATAAAAAAGGTCTAGAAACATTAGATCCAGATGGTGGTTTAGAAGAGAGTGAAGATGAACGTGCCAGTCGTGGATTAAGTGTTGTTGTACATCCATTGATAGCAGAAGCAGCTACGCAATTTAATGCAAGAGCTATTGCAGAATTATATCCATCAGGTGGACCTGTTAAGACTGTTATTGTCGGTGAAGCTAATGAAGAAGCTGAAAATCAGGCACGTAGAGTTAAAGACTTTATGAATTATCAGATTACACAGGAGATGCCAGAATACTTTCCAGAACTTGATCAGATGTTATTTCATCTGCCATTAGTTGGTCACACATTCAAAAAAGTTTGGTGGGATGTCAATTTAGATAGACAATGTTCTCAATTTGTGAAGGCAGAAGATTTTGTAGTCGCACCAGAAAGCAAAGATTTACATACATCGATTCGATATACCCATGTGATTCGTATGCCAAGAAACGACTATGAAAAATATGTCGATGCAGGTTATTACATGCAAACAGTTGAAACAAATAGTAATATAGATCCTTCTGGAGATACTGTTGGTCAGGTTGAAGGTGTAGATCAATATGCATCCGAATCAGAAGATAATGTTGTTACTCTGTTAGAAATGCATGTCTATGAATATTTTGATGATGAAGAAACAGAAGTTGGTATGCCATATGTCGTAACGATTGATTACGATAATCAGAATGTTGTTAGCATTCGTAGGAATTGGAATGAAGATGATGAAAAGAAATTAAAAAGAGATTGGTTTGTCAGCTATAAGTTTTTACCTGGTTTAGGGTTTTATGGTTTTGGTCTTTATCATGTGATCGGTGGATTAGGAAAAGCAGCTACTGGATCACTTAGAGCATTACTTGATTCGGCTGCATTTAGTAATATGCAAGGTGGATTTAAGTTAAGAGGTCGTGTTAATGGTGGTGAAATCCAAGTCAATCCTGGTGAGTTTGTTGATTTAGATGCTACAGTTGACGATGTAAACAAGGCTATTATGCCATTGCCATTTAAAGAACCTAGTGGATCTCTGTTTAATTTATTAGGATTTATTGTCGATGCAGGTAAAAGATTTGCGAATACTGCTGATTTAAATGTCGGTGATGTTAATCCAAACGCACCAGTTGGATCGACAGTTGCTTTAATAGAACAAGGTTCAAAAGCATTTTCAGCTATTCACAAACGATTACATTATTCACAAGGTCAAGAGTTTAAATTACTTGCTAAATTAAATTCAGAAAACTTGGATGAAGTATTTAGATTTGCTATATCTGGTGCAAGTTCAGAAATTTATGCATCTGATTTTGATGAAACAATTGATATTGTTCCAGTTAGTGATCCTAATATATTTTCAAGCACACAGCGTATTGCTCAAGCTCAAGCATCATTGCAAATGGCTCAAGCAGCTCCACAATTGCATGATTTATATGAAGCATACAAAAGAATGTATGAAGCTTTACGTATACCAAACATTGAAGAGATTTTAAAAGAACCAGAAGAAGCACCAAGATTAGATCCGATTGATGAAAATATGTCGGTAATGTATGGTAAACCTATCAAGGCATTTATAGAACAAGATCACGAATCACATATTGCAGTTCATATACAGTTTTTACAAGATCCATCATTAGGTGGTAATCCTGCAATGAAAGGATCAGTTCCAATAATATCTGCACATATTGCAGAACATGTTGCTTTATTATATCGACTTAGGATGGAAGCTAGTATTGGAATACCTATGCCAGAACTACCAGATTTCAAAGATCCTAAGTACAAAGGCAAAGATATTAATCAAGATTTGGATAATTTAATAAGTCAAAGAGCAGCTCAAGTTGTACAACAAGCACCTCAAATGCAACAGATACAAGCTTTACAAACTCAACAACAAAACCAACAAAAGCAAAATCCTTTACAGTATGCACAGCAGTTGGCACAACTTGAAGCTCAAGCTTTACAGGCTAGAACAAAAGCACAAATACAAGCAGATCAAGCAAAAGCTAAGTCTGATATTCAGATTAAACAAGCAGAAGCTCAACAAGATTTACAAATTGAAACTGCAAAAGCTCAAGCTGATTTACAAGCAAAAGTTGCTAAACTTGAAGCTGATTTACAATTAGAAAGGGAAAAGACACAAGCTAAACTACAAATGGAAGCTGTAAAAAATGCGAATAAGTGATGTATTAGCTTTAAGACCAGTTGATCCAAGTAAGTTTGGTGGAATGCAAAGACCTAGACAACAAGGAGTTGATCCTAGAATGCAACAGATGTTAATGCAGAAAATGATGCAAGACAGACAAGCAAAAGATAGAAACTTTGGTGCTTTAGGTAATTTACTTGCATTTCTTCAACAAACAGGAACAAGATAATGGCTATACCTAATATAGATTCTATGACACCAGAGCAAGCCAGAGCTTACATGTCATCTCTTGCACCAACGACTAGTGGAACTACAGGAGATTATTCTGATTTAGATACATTTAGATCATATACTTTTACTGATCCTAATTATCAGTATGAAGATTTTAGACAATTAGCCGAAATCGCAGGATTTGGTAAAGAAGATGAATTAGCATCTGCACAAAATATTAGCTCTGGAGCTGCAACTGACACATTTAGAATTACAGACCCACTAGACATGGGAACTAATA